GAGGGACGGAGGATATCCAGTTGACGGCCGGGGTCGCCCGCGACCTTGAGCGCCTCGGAGCCAAGGCGTGGGCTCAGGATTCGCTCATGATGGACGACGTGGAGATGGATAAACTCCTTGAGGACGTATCCGCTCCGGAGGCCCTTGCGGGTGAGACGTTCAGTTCGGCGTGGGAGCCCGCACAAACGGATCCGGACAAGGCAGGGACCGGCGAGGAGTCCCTCGCGGACGACGAACAAAAGTTCGCCTCATCCACGGCCAAGGCGGTAGAGGCGACCAGAAACAGAGAGAAGATGATCGCCGAGGCCAAGACGGAGGAGGAAAAAGCGATGGTGCGGGAGGACAACAAGCTCTACCGGATCCAACTGTCCTTCTCAGGCGAGGAGGCCGATATCGTCCGGGCGGGCCTTCATCCGACACCGGCCGAGAACGTCCTTGCGATGTGCAAAGCTCAGAAACCGGTAGAGGAGGCGGCATAATGATACGTGAACAGGTCGCTGAGATAGACCCAGACCTTGTTATGGCTGACGGGTACGATGACTGCATCATCGGGATTTCAAACGAATTTGGCAGACCGGCACGCGTGGCTTACGACAGGAGCAAAGTAATTGAAAAGCTGATTGGGGAGGGATGTACATTGGAGGAGGCCGAGGAGTTTTTCGAGTTCAACATCATTGGAGCGTTTGTGGGGGATCGGACACCAGCGTATATTGAGACTTTGTACAGCATGAAATAAACGCCGCTGATGGAGGTCGCGTAATGTGGTGGTTCATTCTAGGGATGTTGCTCGGTCTGTGTTGTGGTATCGTGCTTGCCAAGATCGTCGTATCAGTATGCAGCAGGAAGTTCAACGAGTTCATCGTTGCGCTACAGGCACGGGACGACAAGCTTGCATACCTCCGGTGGCAGGTGGAGATGTTGCAGGGCCAAAAGGCGCTGGCAGAGGATCCCGATACGGCGCTTGTTGAAGAGCTCAAGGCACGTAGAGATGTTTCTACCTAGGAGTTACTAAGCAAATGGCTGCATCTACAAGGACAGAGTTTCAGCGAAAACAGGACCTTTCGACGACCGCTCAGCTATACCTTGCGCGTAAGACGCAGACGGAGATCGCGGCTGTTATCGGGGTCTCTCAGCGGCAGATTTCGTATGACCTGAAGGCGATCGAGAAGGAGTGGTTTGAATCCTCTATGGTCGACCTGGACGAACGCAAGGCCGAGGAACTTGCACGACTCGACGCGGTAGAGGCGGAGTGTTGGGCCGCGTGGGAACGCTCAAAGCAGAATAAGGAGCGCCGGTCTGTGACCCGGACTCAAGAGAAGATCGAGCCGACAGACAAGCGCCGGAAGGAGGCCGAGGAGCGCGGGGAGAACGCAGAGGCCGTGATTATGGCAGACAAAACGACCTCGACCTCCTCGCAGGAGGGGCAGGTTGGAGACGGCCGCTTCCTCGACGGCGTCCTACGGTGTGTGAATATGCGGATGACTATCTTAGGCATCGACGCACCACCACGGAAAGAGATCGAGGATCCACCCGACCATTCTACTTCGGAGGTAGACCTTGAAAGCTGGAGCGACGGAGACCTCCAAGTTGCGCTTAGACTCGTTCAGTCAATCTCTGCTTAAGAAGAAGCGCCCCGCTGTTATACGGGCCCTCCTGACAGAGATCGGACTACGGAGTCTCGCGGAACAGGGCGAAATGCCCGACTGGAAATCATGGCTGTTGCATATGTTTCCGGGATACTTCATGAGCCGAGGGGGATCGTTCATACCCTTTGCCGGGTTCCATAACGAGTTTTGGGAGTGGGTCGACGGGATGACGGTCGCCGAACGTCCCGAGGCGCTGATTGCGATATGGTCCCGAGATACAGGCAAAAGCACCAATGCGGAGCTTGCAGCGATCCGGATAGGGGCCCTTGGAAAACGTCGTTATGCGCTCTACATATGCGGCACTCAGGCGCAAGCGGACGACCACGTATCCAACATCGCTTCTATGCTAGAGTCGCCACAACTGGCAGCGGCTCATCCAGCGATGTCAGATCGCCTCCTGTCCAAATATGGGTATTCACGGGGATGGACGGCCGCACGACTACGAACGGCGTCTGGTTACACGATCGACGCTCTCGGCCTTGACTCTCGAGTTCGCGGTGCACGCCTTGAGGAGTTCCGACCGGACCTCATTATCCTTGATGACGTCGACGACAAGAAGGACTCGGTAAAGGCGGTAGAGAAAAAGATCGCAACCGTCACACGGGACATACTCCCGGCAGGAGCTTCGAACCTGGCGACCGTGTTCTGCCAGAACCTCATACACGCCGGATCCATCGCGGCCAAACTGTCTGACGGATCGGCGGACTTCCTTGCGAGGCGGCGTATCTCAGGTCCGCATCCGGCAGTAGAGGGCCTCACATTCAAGACCGAAGGGACCCGGACAGTAGTTACCGGAGGTAGGCCCACTTGGGCCGGTCTGGACCTCGACAGATGCCAGGAATTGATCGACGACATCGGCCTCACGGCATTCCTTGTGGAGCATCAACATGAGAAACATCTTGCTCAGGGGCTCTATCTGGCCGATATTTGGCTTGATAGTACACACGTTTTGAAGCCGTTTCCGATCCCTCTGGCGTGGCATATCGACCGTACGATGGACTGGGGGAGTGACAAGCCCTATGCGGTACTGTGGTTTGCAGAGTCCGACGGGACGACCCCCGCAGACACCGAACGGTGGGGTCTACGGACCTTTCCGAAAGGGACCGTGTTCGTCATCGCGGAGCTATACGGGTGGAACGGCACGCCCAACAGAGGCGCTAGGCACTCCCCGGAGGAGATCGCCCGGCGCGTCATTCGAGCGCAAGAAAACGCTACTTGGGGGAAGCGGGTACGATCCGGACCGGCAGACCTTCCGCCGGACCTCGAAGGGGATTCAATGGCGGACCGGATGGGGCGCATGGGCGTTAAGTGGGACGCTGTCAAGAAGGGTTCTGGATCCCGGATATCATCGGGCGACAAAGTCAAAACGATGCTGGAGGAGGCACGAAAGGCACCGATGGAGGATGTTGGCCTTTTCCTGTTTAATACCTGCACCCACGGAATACGCACGCTCCCCGTGCTCCCCAAAGACCCTATGGAACCAGACGATGTTGATACGGACGCCGAGGATCATTGGTGGGATGCCTTGAGGGCTCGGGTCTGGACTAAGCGTAGGACGGCGACTCGCCGACAAATTCAGTTTGGATAAAGGAGACCTCTATGCCCCTCGATACAGAGCACAACGAAGTTCTGGCACACAAAGATCAGTGGAGGCGTGCGGACGATGCCTTCGCTGGTCAGGACAGGATCAAAGCGTCCGGCGAGACCTACCTCCCCAAGCTGTCCGGACAGACAGATGAGCGTTATACGTCCTACCTGATGCAGACACTGTTCTATAACGCGTCCAAGAGGACCGTAAACGCGCTACAGGGCCTCCTCTACCGCAAGCCTCCCAAGCTGGAGCTTCCCGGTAAACTCAATGAGTTCACGGACGACATCACCGCGTCGGATATGACCCTCATCTCGTTCGTGAAGTGGGTCTCTAAAGAGGTCCTTAAACGCGGGCGGTGTGGGATACTTGCGAGTCTCAACGACACCGAGGAGCGGCCGATCCTCGCGGGATACCTGGCAACACAGATTACCAACTGGAGATTGGGCCGTATTGACGGCCACTCGATGCTGACACACCTCCGCTTGTTAGAGCCTCAAGAGATCACGGACCCCGAGGACCGTTGGAGAACCATCACCCGTCCTCGATATCGTGTTCTCGATCTGGTACCCGGCGAGGAAGGCGGGCTAAGTCTCCAGGTGGGGCTATATGTCCGTAACCCAGATGAGTCCGCGAGTCCTGAGGACCAGTGGATTCTCGACCCGGAGGAGGATATAAACCCATGGATCGCCACTAGAGGCGGTACAGATGTCCCGTTCATACCTTTCACGTTTGTCAATCCGTCCGGCATATCGCCCGACGTAGAGGAACCTCCATTCCTCGATCTGGTCGATATCAACCTTGATCACTACCGCCTAGACGCCTTCCATAAGCACGCCCTTAAGATGTGCGGACTACCCCAGCACTGGTTCGCGGGATTCGAGTTCGAAGAGACAGAGTCCGAGGACGCACGGGACGAAGGGACGAGCTTGGACCGTAAAGTGGCGATAGGCGCGGACTACGCCCTCGTCGCTAAGGATCCGGCAGCCAAGGCGGGTATGCTAGAGTTCACCGGCGCTGGAGTTACTCCGATATCCACAGAGAAGGAGAAAGACGAGGAGCGCATGGCTGCACTCGGGGCCCGAGCGATCGAAACCCGGAAGTCAGGCGTAGAGACGGCTGAGGCGATGCAGTTGCGGCACCAAGGGGAGCAGTCCACGTTATCTGAGGTTGCCGGATCGGTCGAGGATGCCTTACGTAACTCGATCGGGCACTTCGCGTGGTGGGCCGGTGTGAGCGCCGACGGAGAGTTCCCCAGCGGCGCGGCCGTTGAGCTCAACAGGGACTACTATGCACCGTCGATCACTCCGCAAATGCTTGGGGCCCTTGTCCAAGCACGACAGGCCGGGGAGATCGACCAGGAGACGTTCTTCTATAACCTAGAGCGCGGAGAAATGATCGAGGAAGGCACCTCCGTGGAGGATATGCAGACCCGAATCGAGGCACAAGTGCCCGCCCTTATGATCCTGGATACTGAGGTGGCATAATGCCTACCAATGAGGATGTTGCGGACGACCTGACTATGCAGGACGTCCAGTTCGACCGGGCGACTGTCTCGGAGCGGGATGCATTCAACAAGGAGCTTCTCGCCCTCGGAGCGCTCTTGGTCCTCACTCTAAAAAAGAACGACCCTACAGCACCGGCGACGGCAGCAGGACAGGCGGCACGTATGGAGAAATACCGCGTCCAAGTCCGCCTATCCGTCCGGGGCGTATACAACAAACAGAGCACCCGGTCGACCCGCTTCCTTGTGGACATGGCAGACATGGCCGCTAGGGGCACTAAGCGTGCCGTTGACGCTGCCTCCGGGATCAATTTGTTCCGTAGGCCCTTTGGTCCGGACAAGGCTAAACGTATCGTAGAGAGCGCCTTAGTGCAGGGAGAGACCAGCGCGGCTTGGTGGAAAGCACAGGCCGAAAACTACGACCAGAACCTCATGAGGACCCTCAAAGTAGGACTGAGTGAGAACGAGAACCTCTCTCTATTGGCGTCCCGGATCCGCGGAACACGTCTGGCAGGGTTTGGTGACGGCATGGTTGGCCTGTCACAGAGACAGGCGGAGGGCCTGATCAGAACGGCCACGCTACAGACCGTCAACGATTCACGTCTGGCGATGTACGAGGAAAACGACGATGTCGTCCGGGGGGTGCAGGCGATCAACCCGCTCGATGCCCGGACTTCGGCGATATGCCGGTCACGCGCTGGGGCAGCTTGGTACCTCAGCACCGGCCAACCGTTGCCTGGATTCTCGTGGGTAGGTATGTTTCCGGGCGCTCCGCCGTGGCACTGGGCGTGCCGGACCGTACTTGTGCCGGTCTTACGCTCCGCCTCGGCGCTCAGGAACGCGGCCTCGGGCGGCAGGGGCCGGAGGTTGCGATCTGAGCTTGATGCCCTTAATCCGAGAGCGTCCAAGGAGCTCGACGGAAACCCACTACCCGGCATGACCTTTAAACAGTGGATCGACAGAGTAGACCAAGCAACGGCACGCGAGGCCCTCGGGCCCACAAAGCTCAGTATGTGGAGGAGGGGCAAGATCACTACCAAAGACCTCGTAAATCAGAACGGCCGACCGCAGACCGTGGCGGAGCTAAAAAATAAATTGGGAGAATAGTCCTTGACGTTTCACAAGAACCAACATAGATTTCTTGTTGAGCGGCGGGATGTCGCTCACATTTTTCACACACGACGGGAGGTTGTGTAATGGCACTTAAAGCGGTACTAGAGACTCTGGACGGCGTCAGTGATGCTATTCAGGGCATGTACACCGAGAAGGACGGGAAGTTCTTCCTCGATGTAGACGGGACGGCAGATGAGCTTTTTCCGGGTGACGTTTCGGGGCTGAAATCAGCACTCGACAAGGAGCGGGAGGCTCGTGCGGCACTTTCGGACAGGCTCAAAAGCATGTCGGACCTAGAGACGGTGGACCTCGAACTGTATAACCGTCTTATGCAGGAGGAGCGGGATCGTAAGGAAAAAGGTCTGAAGGATGCGGGCGACATCGACGCGATAGTAACGACTCGTGTGGATGAGGCCCTATCCGCGAAGGACAAAGAGATCGGCACCGTCACAGCGGAACGTGATGAACTGACCTCCCTCGCGGACAAACTGGTCGTTGATAATGCGATCCTTGCAGCCGCTCAGGGAGCGAACGTGCTCCCGGAGGCCGTCTCGATCGTCGTTACGATGGCTAACGGAGCCTGGAAGCGGGAGGGCATAGAGCCCCGCCATTTCAAGATGGTCGACGGGAAAGAGCAGATCGTCTACGGGCCCGACGGTAAAGAACCAATGACTCCGGCAGAGTGGGTTGAGGGGCTTAAGGATGGGCACGCTTTCTTGTTTGCCCCGTCAAAAGGCGCTGGCGGTGAGCATCACGCCAAGGACCTTCCTCCTGGAGCACCTACAGACCGTTCCAAAATGACCCCGGACCAGAAAGCAACATTCATCGACAAACATGGTCAGGACGCATACTTCGCCATTCCGATGTCGGAACCGGCAGCGGACGCGGCTTAGTAGTCTGAGGGGTGACAACCGGCCTTACTAGGAGGTTTCACCGTGGCTATAGGAAAAGCATCAGACTTTCAAATCTATGACGAGCAGTTCTTTTCGGGGATGACAGAGGTCGTCCAGCAGAATTTGGCGCTCTTTAATGCTCAGTCCCGCAACGCTATTCGTCTGGTCCCGCGACGACACAGGGGCGACTACATCCAGGAGTCTTTCGTCAAAGAGATTAGTTCGTTGATCTCTAGGCGTGACACAACTTCCGTCGGATCGGCGACCGACCTCGCAATGACTCAGGGCGAGGAGAAGATGGTCAAACTGAACAGGACCATCGGGCCGGTAGCACAAACGCTCGATGCCCTCCGCAAAATCCAGATCAACCAGAACACATTCTCGTTCATGCTCGGGCAGCAGATCGCTCCGGCAGTCACGCAGAACATGCTCAACGCCGGTATCAACGCGGTTGAGGCCGCCCTCTCGGGTCAGGCCGCAGTCAACTACGATGCCACCGACGGCACCCTCGCATATGCCGACCTCGTGGAAGGTCTGAACAAGTTCGGCGATCAGGCCGTAAAAATCCTCGCGTGGGTGATGCACTCCAAGGTAGCAAACGACCTCCTGAAGGCCTCGGTTGCTGGCAACGTCAGCAACATCGCAGACGTGGCGATCTTCAGGGCAGAGATCGGCGGGTTCAACCGTCCGATCATCATCACAGACAGTTCGGACCTTGTAACCGCTGGCACCACAACGACCTATTCAACCCTCGGGTTGGTGGCCGACTCAACCGTGGTGATGCAGTCCGAGGACCAGGACATTGTTTCCGACATTGTGACGGGGCTTGATAACCTCGTGGTACGCATACAGGGCGAGTTCTCCTACACGATCGGGCTTCAGGGCTTGACGTGGGCAGGCAGCGCCAACCCGACCGATGCAAACCTCGGAACGTCCGGTAACTGGACCAAGGTGGCGAGTGACGATAAGTCACTGCCGGGTATCCGCATCACAAGCCAGTAGAGATTTCGATCAGGTTTGATCACACTGAGACCCCCCAGCCTGTCGCAAGGCTGGGGGAACTATAGCGAGGTGTGAGGCAGCCTTTTCGATGAGGGGTCCGTTGGGGGAGACGGGTCCCTTTTTTTATGGAGGTTGCACAATGATCGCAGTATTCATCACGAACGAGCAACAGGAGCTATTACATCGGGTAAGGGAGCACCTCGGCACCAAGTACCCCGGAGAGACGCTGAGTCTCGGGAACCCGGCACGTTACACCGTCCAGGACTTGGAAATACCTGAACTGTCCTTTGTCGTATGTCAGCGGGGATATGAGCATGTGGCAGAGGCGTTTGAGGGGATTGGGGCAGAAGTAATGATGGTCGACCCCGAGGAGCGAGACATCGTCAAGGCACCCCCGGAAGACGACGCGCCTCCAGTGGCGGAATCTCCTCCTGTCCCGGAGGGACCTCCACCCGACCAGAACATGATTGATGCGATCTTGGCGACATCCGTGCCTAAGATACGGTTGGCGCTGCCCACTCTGAACAGCTCGGAGTTCCTGACCGCCATGCTACACACTGAGGAGGCGGGGCAACGCAGGAAAACGGCCCTGAGTGCTATTGCAGCGAGACTCGCAGAGGTATCAGGTTGATGAAATAGCGTTTATGGTGAAGACGGTCGAGCGCCCTCTGTGTCTCCGCCGTCTTATTCATTCGCTGAGGGAGCAGTACCCGGACAATCCGGTCTACGTGGCGTCGGACGGAGAGATCGAGGAGTTTACAGATCACAACGTCCATTACGTGATGTTTCCGCCCGACACCGGCGCTCCGGCGTGTTACAATGCGGTCCTCCCGACCATCACCAATCCGCTCATGGTCCTACTGGACGATGACTTTGTATTCACGGAACGTACGAGGGTCGAGCGTTTCATCCCGTGGCTAGAGGTTGCGGAGGTGATCGGCGGCGCGGTTCTAAACTACAAAACGGGTCTCCACCAGAACTTTGTAGGCGACCTTGCTGCGAAAAACGGAGTCATGACCCTCCACCGCCGAGAAGTGGGGGAGGGCAACGTGGCTCCGTTTTTCTGTGATGTAGTGATGAATTTCTTTATGGCCCGTGTGACCGATATGCTTCGGGCCCCGTGGGATCCGGACCAGAAGCTATTTCGACACCTGGACTGGTTCATCACAGCAGGACTCGCCGGACTGAAACCGATGTATTGCCCGGCCGTCTCCGTCCTGCATCGAAATGAGAGTACGCCACGGTATCGGGAATTGCGGCACCAAGAGTTACCCAAATACCGTGCCCGGTTCCTTGAGAAACACCATCTGAGGGAGGTGCATGAATGAACGCTGTCATCACTGGCGGGGGAGGTTTTATAGGGACCAACCTCCTGCACTACCGGAAGTTCATAGACTATTTTGACGAGATCGTCGTCGTCGATAAGACGATTTCCAGACATCGCGCCAGACCGGTGGAGGCGAATGTTACGTACCTCGAGTGCGATTATCTCGAAATGACCGCGCACGTAGCTATTGAGAGCGCCGATGTTATTATTCATCTGGCAGGACAGGTCGACGTACAAACGTCCATTGAGGATCCACAGGGCGATGTGGCCGACAACGTGACGTGGCCCTTGATCATGCTGGAGGGGATCCGTAAGCGCAAAAAGCAACCGCGCCTGATCCTCGTTTCGTCCGGGGCCGCTGAAGCCAGTCTCTCGCCTTACGGGGCATCGAAGCGAGCAATGGAGGGATACGCGACGGCCTATACCAAGTGTTATGGGATGTCGATCGCGACCCTCCGGTTCGCTAACGTCTACGGCCCTCACTCTCAAGGCAAGGAGTCGTTCCTCGCAAAGGCTATCCGAGCGGCCGCGAAAGGGGAGGTTCTGACGATCCACGGATCCGGCGAACAGCGCCGGGACTTTATCCATTCCACGGACATCTGTTCGGCGATCCTGACGGCGGCGGCTACAGGGCACGACGGCACGTTCTACGTAGGCAAAGGTCACACTCACAACCTGTTGGACTGCGTGGAGATACTAAGGGACCTTGTCGAGGATGTTAAGGTCGAGCACGGCCCGCCGATCAACGGCGAACCTATGGACATAGTGAAACTGCCTCCGAAATACCCTACATGGTTCTATCGGGTCGACCTGGAGCGAGGGATAAACGATTGCGTGCGGTGGTACGAGGAGACGACGAAGGGAGGCATCGATCATCCCATCTAATTTCTATCAGGTTGCCCGGCCGGACATTGAGGCCGAGGAGATCGCGGCCGCCGTGAGCGTGCTGGAGTCCGGCCGTCTGATTTCCGGCCCCCAAGTGGAGGCGTTCGAGGAGGAGTTTGCAGAGTATATGCGGCCGGATGATTCGGGTATTTACGCCGTGGCGGTATCGAGTGGGACTGCTGCATTGCACTTGACCCTCAGCGAGTGCGGCATCATTCCCGGTGACGAAGTGGTGATCCCGGCCATCACGTTCGCCTCGACCGCCACGGCTGTTCTAATGGCCGGAGGGATACCGGTGTTCGCGGATATTAACCCTATGAACGGCGGGCTGTGTGTCGACGACGTTCTTGAAAGACGACTGACCGACAATACGAAAGCTATTATAGTTGTCGACCTGTGGGGGTTCCCTGCGGACCTTGACCGTCTCATGGGCATATGCAAGGATCGGGGCCTCCTGCTTATTGAGGACGCGGCACAAGCCCACGGTTCCAAGCTGTACGGGCAGTATTGCGGTACGTTCGGGCACTACGGATGCTTCTCCTTTCACGCCACCAAGCACATGACGACGATGGAGGGAGGGATGATTCTGACTAACAGCATTGGGTCGGCGGACAACCTCCGGCGTATCAGGTCACACAACATGACCGACCGGCACACGCACGGACGGCAACTCGGATACAACTACCGGATGACGGAGGTAGGTGCAGCGATTGGCCGGGTCCAGCTAGGCAAGCTGCACCGACGGAACTCCCTCCGCATAGGGAACACTGAGCACCTGTTCGACTGCCTCGGATCCTCAGAGGCATTCAGGACGATACGAGGACAAGCGGACAGGAAAACGACCTACTTTTGGGCCCCTGTTATCCTAGAAGATGTGATCGACGTCGACAAATTCGTGGAGGAGCTCCGAGATAATGGCGTAGAGTGCCGGTATCGTTACAAAAGGCCGCTCTACTACCAGGACGTTTTCGCGGGGCAGTGCGGCACCCTCCCAACAACCGCGCCTTGCGAATACCCGGACTACCGGGACTTCGGCGATGATTCCCGACGTCAAGAGGACTGCTTCTATGCGGACAGGTTGGCAGGGCGGGTGATCGGCCTACCTAACGCCCACTTCTATTCACACGGGGAGATAGAGGACATCGCCGAACGCTTCCTTAAGACCGTGAGGAGATACGAATGACTACCGTCGGAGTAACAGCGGCAGGAGGCGGGGTAGGCATTGCGATCATAAAGGCCTTGCGAATGGTAGGGGCCTACAGGGTCATTGGTTTCGATCCGGACCCGTCGGCGGCAGGCTTATACTTGGCGGACCAAGGCCACCTGATACCACACAGCATGAGCTCCGGATACCTTGAGAAGCTCGGAGGGATGTGCAATGCCCTCGATATCGACGTGCTTTTTCCTGGATGTGACCCCGAGTTGCTCGTGATATCAGGGGGCCAACGGGAGCTACAGGAAACGGCCCCGTCGACCTCGACGGCGATATCGGATTTCGAGGCCGTCCTGACCTGCCGGGACAAGTTCAAGTTCGCGGTGTGGACCTCTAGGAACGCCCACGTCCATGACGCTCCGTGGACATCCGAATACGTGGTCGCATTGCCAGAGCACCCGGACCCCAAACATACGTTCCCAATGATCCTCCGCCCAACTCGAGGATCCGGATCCAGAGGGGTCCATGTAATCCCAGACAGACGGGCATACGACCGCATTGCGGGCAGTTCCGGGTTTGTGGAGCCTCATATCCTACAGGACTACATTGAGGGGCAGGAATACACCGTTACGGTCGTCAGGTGCGGCGCGTATACAACTCTCGCTTGTGTCTTGGCGCGAGGCCAGAAGCTCGGACCTTATAACCAGATGGTCCCGAGGTGGACAGTATATGAACCGGAGATCGCGGCGGCGGCGAAAGCCATTGCTGACCAGCTACAGATCGAGGGGCCGTGCAACGTCCAGTTGATACGAGCAGATGACGGGACGATATACCCGTTCGAGGTCAACGCACGCTTCCCTGGATCCACGATCTGTTGCGCTATGGCTGGATTCAATGGACCGGCGATCCTCGCGGACTGGTACACAGAAGATCAAATACCCTTACAACCGCCGATCGCCCCCGGACTTAGGATCGTCCGAGGGCTCAGTGAGACGGCTATTTTAGATTACGAGATTGCGCGGACTACCGAGAATGGGTCGACCCGTTGCTAGTCCTCAAACCTGTCGTGGATCGCGACCGCGCCGTAGAACCTGTTGCCGGTGATCTCCTCACAGGCCTCGCCGAACCTTCTGTCGCAGGAGGAGGCATAGTTCCCACCCATCATCGGCCCAGACGATCCCTCAGGCTTAATCGCCGGGATGATCTTGATCGTGCCGGACAGGTTCCCTTCCACGAGGTAGGCCGTGGGGAGTTCGCTTTCGTCCGGGTAATCCGGTCCCTCGACGTTCGCGAGGAGGATCCGGTCGTAGTATTTACTTATCCCGTCGTTGGTGGAGTCGCTGTAATTGCCGTTACGGTAGACGTGCACGGTGAGTCCCATGTCTAGTTCCTCCTCATGTGGTTGGTGGCGATCTGCTTTGCGTCCCAGTGTGAAAGGCCTTCGAGGCGGCATTGGTTGTAGTACTCTCCGAACCTCTCGGCCTCGATCTGATCGTGCATGGCGGCGGACTCCTGGTCTTCCTCGGTCTGATATCCTTTACCGAGGCAGTACGGGCATTCTTCGTTGTGGTCCTGACCGGTCCCGTTGCAGACATCGCATTCGATACGTGGCACCTTAAGCTCCTTTAGAAGATGTATGAGGTGATGTCTCTGTATCCGCGTTGCATCAGGTCAAAAATTCTACTGTCTACTTCCCATATGCTCCAGGTCGTTTCGCCGAGGCAGTAGTTCCCATCGTAGTGTTGCACGCTTACCGAGTCGCCAGATGACAGGCATTTGGGAGACGCGGGTTCGTTCTCTGTGATCCTGACCGTCAGGTGATGGTCGTCTCTGTTTCTCATCGTGATCGCTGGCATTGTCTTTCTCCTTGTGTGTGGTGTGCTCCCTGTCCTCACTTATAGTATAACACATTGCTTGATGGATGTCAAGCATAAAGTGTAGGTTTTTTGAAAAAAGATAAATCACTTAGAATCCTCTACTACACCATAGATCGTTCTCAGCGGGTCGCAGACCTGTTTGAACCGATCCGCCGGGCGAT